ACACTCCAGTAAGCACGGTCATCTGCCTTTAATTTCTGCTCAAGAATTAATGAACAAAAGTACAAAGCTAATTCGAAAGCAAATGCTTTATTGCCACAAAAATATAAGGCATTAATTAACAAACTTTTAGCTTTCTCGTCAGGCTTCATCCCTTATTTTCTTTTTAATGTTTGAAATTGTTTTGACAATAGACATATACGGAATGCCAGTCTTTCTTGAAATCTCGGTTTGATTAAAATTCAATTCGACATAAGTGTCAAGTAACATATCTTCATACCAGCTTAATCCTTTCCTTGCCTTCTCAACCTTATTATAAAGACCTTCTTTGTAGTCCTTAGAGTAATCATCTACTTGAACCAATTCCTCTATGCCATCAAGACATTCATACTTTGCTCTGAAGTGTCTAAAGAATGGCTGATTCATGCCAGTACTATAAATCATATTTAGCATACATCTGACCAACCAATATTTTAATCCACTCGTTCCATTGTTATTATAAATCGACCAAAACTTATCATCTGAAATCGAGCAAAGATTTACAAACATTTCTTGCTTTAGTTCTTCCCTTAAATTTGCTGGGTGCATTTTCATCAAGGCTTGTTTAATCTCCTTTGAATTGTAAAGTTCCTCAATGATTTGTGACCTGGTCATTCTTTTGATTTTTTGATTATCTCAAAAATAAAATAAACGATAAAAGCCACCTCGATAATTCCTACCGCAATGGCTTCCCAAATTAACCTTTCCACTTTTCAAGTTCCCGATTTAAATACCAAACCGCCTTACTTAAATCTTTCTTTTTAAATCCTTTTTTGTCTGCTCTTAATATGTACTTGATTGAATTGCCAAGATTAAAGTTAAGGTCAAACGAATCAATTATGTCAATTACTTCGATGCCATTTCCTTGATAATGGTCAGGATGATTTACCTCTTCTTTGATAACTCCTTGATAATTAATCTTTTCCATGTGCAAAGTTTACATTAAAGATTGTGCAATTCCAAATAATCCTTGATTTTTTTTGTTTGTCGGTAAGCTGGATATGAAGCACCGCTTTCCATTTTGATTCGATTAAGGTTAATTTCAAGGCTATAATTCAAATCGTGATAGGTAGCGCAGTCGATAACTATTTGAATCGTAGGTCGTTGTAATCTCATTGTAATCCATTTGATTGCATTTAAATGATTATTCTTCAAATCTCATCTAATCTAAATCTTCGAATCAAACTCTCGCAGTCTTCAATCGACCTTACTATTGCATAATAATACCCGTGATTAATGGCTATCGATTCAAATGCTTTTTGATTTGGTTGCTGAGTTCCCTTATCAATTTTAACCTCAACAAACAATCCTTTCCATCGCTTATTTGAAACCATCCAAAACATATCAGCAACTCCAGCCTTTGCTCCTTCCATTTTTAATTTGATTGCAACTAACCTATGCCTTGCGCCTCCGTTAGGAATGGCATAATAGTAAAAGTCCTGAGTCCATTCTAACCATTTACAAATTGCCACCTGGAGTTTATGCTCATGCTCGTTCCTCATGCTATGACCTTATCAATCTCAATCTTTAATTTTGAGAATGTATCAGCTGAAATCTTATTCCAGTTTCTACGCATTAAGAATGCCTCAATCCTATCGCTTACCGCACCTAGTAAATTATAGTGATGGCCTTTGTTTCCATAATAGGAAACTTTAAGATTATTGTAATCTACCACACAAATCTCGCCATCGAGTTGGTAGTGCATTAGTTTAATTTTCTTCATTTTATTTGTAGATATATTCTTTTATGCCACCATTGGCCGAACAAGGAAACTGAGTAATTCTATTAATCTCTTTAATCAAATCAGGTTTATAAATTTGAGTAGTTCCATCCTTGCAGATGCACCCAATGATATTTAATTTAGGATAAATCGGTTGTTCTATTTCTGAACATGACATTAATATAATTGCAAACAATATTATTTTTTTCATTTTTTTGTGGGTTAATTATAAAACCATGTCGGATATTACCCTCACTATGTGACATTTTCTCATTTAATGTCGGATTTTACCAACAATAACATTAAACATATTTTACATATTGTATTCTTTTTGTAAATTCTATTTATTATTATGCAGATATTCTTCAATTACTTCAGCTTCATCAATTATCCAATGCTCAAACTGAGTTTCAGTAAAGGTTGCCCCAACCAATAAAGTTTTAAGCGCCTGAAAGTAATCATCCAAGCCAACATCAATATGGTCAAACTCAACCGAAATAATCTTGCCATCAGTTTCCAGGCTTAACTTTGTTTTTTTAGTTATCATTTTTGTTATATTTTAATCTTCCATTATTTGTGTATAATCTCAAATCAATTGTATCCTCATAAATATCCTCAGATTCGGAAATTTCAAATACCCACTTTGGCTCATTATTTTTTTGTATTGTCTGATTATTTTTCAGCGCATAATAATAAGCATAGCAAATTAATGCCAGTGCAGTTCCATAAATTAGTTTTCTTTTCATTTTAAAATAAGTTAAGTTGAACTTTTGGTTGATAACTTGAATCGTACTTTTTGTTTTCTCCTTTCGGATAAGATTCAATCTTGTAATTTAAACTTTTTATAAATTGCTTTTTAAATTTACCCATAAAAAAAACATATCGATGCTTTCTTGGTCTTTCTGCCATTTCAAATTTATCTGAACTTCTCATTTCTTCAGTTGTATATTTATCGCATAAAGATTTACTATGAGAATTTGAGCCAATCAATTGCCATTCAGTTCTTTTATCTGATAAACCAGTGTAAATCCAATTAGTTGCTTGATAAATATAACCGTTATGATTCATTGATGTATCTGCATAGCTGACAAGAATCATATTTTCTTTAATCATTTTTAAACATTGCGATACAAAGAAACTCAAAGTATTTTTTTCTAATCCATCATTTACACAAAGTCGATTTAATTCATAAACGTACTGGCTATTTTGTTTTCCACAAATACCATCGCATAAACTTGGACTTGCTGGCTTACCTATTGTCATTATTCCTACCAATCTAATATCTTCGTATAAACCAAAGGCATAAGATATACTTGGAATACGTTTGGCATAATGCTTATTTAATAACCAATCGTATGTCATATCGCTTTCAATTGACAAAACATGATATCTCTCAGGAATTGTCATTATTCGTTTGGTTTAATAGTTCCATTATTATCGATATAACAATCAAATGTAACTAAAGAATTTATAAATTTAATATACCCTTGAGTTTTGCAGTGCATTTTCCGTTCTTCAATATCCTGAATGTTAGCATACTTACCCCAAAGTTCAATTCGTTCTTCTTTTGATATTGTAGGAATCTTAAATTGCTCCATGTAATCAAATAAAATTGATAAGCCTCCAGCTATAAAAGTAAATTTCTTGTCATTCTTTTCGCAGTACCTTATCTGATTTGCATACTCATTAGCCGTATCAATCGCTTGCTTCATTAATTCTTCATCACTTGGTTTTTCTTTCACTGCCTCTATTGGTTTAGGTAAGTTTTTAATCTCTTGTCTTGCATACTCCAGGTAAGCACTCATAATTCTTCCAAAGTATTCACAACTAAAGTTTTCATAGCATTTAGCATCAATATTTAATTTACCAGCAACTGCCATTTCAAAAGCTAATTTTATCTCCTCGCAAGTATTATTACCAAAGTTAGATTTAACAAAATTAGTCAATACAAACTTTTCTTCTTCGGTAGGTAGATTGCTTCCCCTTAAGCCAACCAAAAGCATCGAGTAACGTAATGCTTGCTTTATAGTATCTTCATTGCTTACACGCAAAGTAATGGCGCTTTGTGCTTGTTGTATTGCAATTGCATTACCACTTCCGTAAGGCTTCCATTCTTGCGGCGCTTGTTCCGAGTTTCTCAGTTGTATTTCCATTGTTGTTAAATTTGGTTTTGTTTTCCATCCATGTTTTTACTCTGCGACTAATATCAAAAAACTTTTCACATTCCCATCTTTGTTTACCCTTATTATTTTCTTCTATCCAATAAAAATAAAATTTTTCAGTTTCAGTTCCAAGTTCTTCTTTAAAAGGTAAAACCATTTCAGCAAAACTTGGTCTTACTACTTTACTTTCATTTACTTTAATTTCTTTTTCTTTACTTTCCTTTACTTTCCTTTCCTTTGTTGAACGGTCGTTGAACGGCTGTTGAACGGTCGTTGAAATTTCTATTCCTCTTCTCTTGTCTGCGCTCTTTTGTCCAGCCACTTTGCGCTGCTCTTTCATCTTAAAATATGGCTCTAAGTAAACCAACATCTTTGGACTAAAGAATTTTTGTTCTTCGTCAATCTCAAACAATCCGTAGTTACAAATAGCCACTCTTACCTTTGCTTCAGATACCCCAAACTCTTCGGCTAACAAATCCAAATCATCCAAAGGATACATTAAGTCTTGTTGTTCTCTTAAAGTTTCTAATAGCATAAAGTAAATGCCATAACCTTCCGTTCCAAGTTCCTTCCTTAGCCTACGGATTTTCCTATCATGCCTTGCGTTGCAAAAATGCGGGAAATAAAATGCTTCTTTTTCCATATTAATTATTATATAAAATAAAAATGCCTCATAAATCCATTGGCTCACTACTTCCAATTTCAATACAAGGCATTTAAGACTTTTAATCGCTATAATGTAGTGAGGCGATTGCTTACAAATATAAAAAAACTAAACCGATTTACAAAGTCTTTTAAGAAAATACCCAGCATAAATCGGATGGTCGTTCTCAAATAACCTGGCATAGTCCGAAGTATAATTATTATTGACCTTGTAGCCATCATTCCCTTCGACCATTGTGTGCCATCGGATGACTTCGAATATTTGCTTTGCTCCAAGCCTTACATATCCTCTATTGATTAGCTGATATGCCAAGCGCTTAAACTCTATGTACACTTGGGGATTGGATTCGTGATACTTTTTGAAACTTGTTTTCATTTGGTTTAAATTTTGAGGTTTGATATAATTTTTTGTAATCCTTTTGTAATTGCTTGCTTAAATGGTCTTGCCATTGGTTGAACGATAATTCTTTCATCTTAATATATCTACGATTAAATAAAATATCCATACGGATATAATTCCAGCGATGCCCACCATCGTGAGAAATTCTGCTACTTCAGTTGAATTATTCGACTTTCCTTGATTTTTCATCTTGCATTTGTTTAGCTATTATTTGAACTTCTGCCATTACTTCAGGATACTTAATATATCCTTTCTCTCTATTCCTGGTATTCCAGTAGACCACTTGCTGAACATTTAATACGTTCCATTCTCTTGCGCTAAAAGGTAAGATACCTTTCTTATTTAAACTATCGGCTACGGCCTGATGTATATTACTCTTTTTTATCTTAATCATTATAGTATTGTTTTTTTAATTGATGTGGTACTTGATTTAGCTGGAGGAAAAAACTCAAATGATTCTCCAGTTTCCTCATCCACCGTAATTGTTTTATTTTTGATTGACTTACAAAACTTCTCGACTTCCTTTTGCTTCTCTTTTAACTCATCAATTTGGTCTTGTAGATTTACCCATGCCCCCGTTGCACTAAAGTCGTATTTCGTTCCAACCTCAGCCACTTGCATCTCGACATTGTGAACCTCAAATCTACCTTTGTCGTATTTTAAAAGTTCATCGACTGCTTGCTCCTTTAATGTCTTCTCCAGTTCTGAGAATAAAATCTGATACTTTGATGCGATTGCAAGCAAAGACTTAATGTCCTTGCCACCTTCTTTTACTCCTTCATTAATCAGATGCACCAAGTGATTAATCTGAGCCTTGCTCATGTCTTGGATAGGGTTATGACCGAATAAACCTATCTCAAATTGCTGGGGATTAAATTGTATCTCTTCCATCGTTAAAAAGGTAAATCGTTCTCGACTAATGTAGCACTGGGAATGTCAAAGACTGGCGCTGGCTTTGAAGCTTGAGCGGTAAATCCTTCCGTTCCTTTAATCTTAAAGTTGCCCAAGATAGGGGCATTACTTTCGGGAGTCTTTACTCCATCTTGTGTGATGAAACCGAAGTTTCCGTATTGGTCAGCATCCTCTTTTAAGAATCCTGAGATGTTAAGGTATGTACCTTTCTTACCTTTGTACAATTTTGACTTATCTAATAAGTCGACATTGATTGAAATTGAAATTAATTTGCTCATTTTGTTGGTTGATTAATTGTGAAACTTAATTTTTTAGTTGAAAATAAACTGATAATATCTTTATTGCCATTGATTGATTGTTGGGAGTTAGCATAATAGCTATTTAACTCATC